CCGGTCCCCCGCATACCAAGACCATAAGGTGTAATCGTGGGAGGCATATTAGGTTACTCCTTACGTGGTTACTTCATAGACCACATGATACCGCTCTCCATCGGAGAACAGCACCAGCCGGTCGTAGATCTTCGTCATCTTGTCCGCAGTCCCGAGATACTTCGCGAGGACGTCCACATCCGCATTACCTTCTCGGAACTTCACACTCACTCCACTCCCCACATCGCCACTCGACGTTGCATAGGCAGTGCAGTATACAAACACCCACCGACCGGCCATCTTCGCCGGGTGGGGCAGTCTGACAGTCGAGTCCGGCCCATCGCTACTGGCCGGAATCGTCACGTAACAGACTGGCTCACGTTCTGTCAGCACCTCGGCACTATCTGCCGTAGGCACCGCACGCCGGATCGTGAATCCACTAAGATTCATGGCCAGCGGAACCTTACCAAGCTGAGATCCCATCTCAGAACTCCTCTAGTTGCAGCGCGAAAATATCATATTTGCAAATTGCAAATATCATGTTTCGCCCCCGAACACAACCTCATTGAACTCCTGCTCCAACGCAGAAAGCTGTTGGCGAGACGGCGGACGACTGGGGGCCCGTCCTGGAAATGCCGGCTTCACCGCGGGCTTCTTCGCTGGGGCGGTAGGTGTCGGCATCGCACCAAGACCTACCTTCTGCCGCACGAGGGGCGCAAGCTGTCGCAGCGCATCCTCCGCAGTCAAGCTAGGATTACTCGCCGCCATGTTGCGCAGCTCGAACGTGACGTAGTCACGATACGGAAGGAGATCCGGATTTGCCTCGTAGAAACCAGAGACCATCCGGGCCTGCTGCACGGTGTTCCGGGCGATGGTAGAAGCGGCCCGACCAGCATCAGCGAGCGTCACCTCCCGAGCTTTCGCTACCATCTTCCGATACACATCGGCCAGTAGGCCATTCATAGCTTCCCGACTAAGAAGCGCCTCTTGATACCGATCATCGTCGGGAATGAACTCCAACGACTCCGGCTCAATAGCCGCTGCCTGTTTGGACGCCTGAAGCTCCTCCAGCTGCGCACTCTGTTCCTGCGCGAGCCTAGCCAAGGCCGAGACTTGCTCTCGAAGGCCCACAACGACGTCAGGTTCTGCAGTCTCCTGTCGACTCTCTACTGGCGGTTCTACCTCTGCTTCCATCTCCACCTGCCGCTCTTCGACACGTGGGGAAGGAGGTTCTACCTCCGGAGATTCGAGCGCCTGTGCCTCCTCGAGTCCCGCTTCTGCGGCCACATCATCTACAGTCGGGGCCTCCCCAAAAATCTCATTGAACTCACCCAGCTCATCGCCACCGAGTTCTGGACTTTCGAATAGCTCCTCCTGATCGATTCTTTCTTCATTCTCGGACATCTTCTAGATCCTCCAGCCAAGTTGGAAACAGCGCCTTGAGAAACCCAAGTTCCTCAACCGCCCCTTGCACTCTCGCCACCTCGTCCATCGATTCCGCCCGATCATAGGACTCACGAAGGATGAGAATACGCATATCTACAAAATCGCGAAACACGCGATATACGTCCGTCTCGAGGAAGTCTCGCAACGCCTGAGCAGAGATCCCCGGCGCCTCGGTCCTCTCCACCAGCTCTTTATATTCCCTAAGTACCATCATGCCACCTGCGATGCCGGCGTCAGATCGCCCGCCTCGGACATCTGTTGGACCTGCTGATCGGGCATCACATTCAGCTGCATCTGCCCGCCCTGACGAAGGAACTGCTCAATGTTCTTCTCCCCGAACCGCCTCGCCAAGCTCAGGTACATTCGGGTGACGTCCAGATTCGTCGCCAACTCCGCATTCCCAGCCGCGAGCTGGAATAGCTGGAGCATCAGATTTCCATCAGCATCCGCCGGCAACGTCCCATCGACCATCGCAATATCGTATCGGATATCAAGGTCCGACGGATTGATCTGAAGGCGATTCTGGTCGACCATCACTCCATACTCTCGCTGGAGCTGATTCGCCATATCACCGTTGATCTTCACAAAGTCCTTACTCGACCGAAGCTGCTGAGTCTGACTGGCCATCAGGTCGATCATCTTCCGGATCGTCATCGAATAAACGAGTCGGGCCTTCGCCTGACGTCTGGCCTGCGCACCACCGTGCGTAGCGTTGAACTCCGCCGCGGTTCTCCGCTCCGGTGCATTGTCTTGAAAGACGCCCTGAAGCGACTCCGAAATGCCAGCCGCCTTCTCCATGATGGAGATGATATAGTTAGTATCATTAACGTGATTCTTCGTGACATCCGCCACCGGCAACTGCATGATGCCGTCTTTCACGCCGGAGCCCCACCGCTCTCTACGCAGCCTAATCACCCCACCCGCCTTACCGGCCCGATCATACACGTCTCGCTCGTTGATAATCGCCGGATCGATCACAAGCAGATCGTTGATCGTCTTTCGCACATTAGCAATATGCGAGGAGATCATCCAGTCCGTCACTCCCTGGAGCCCGAAGATTAGCTCCATCCGAGAGAGGGGACTGACGGTGTAGCCGTCGAACTCCGGGGCACAGACTGTGACGGGATATTTGTTGTGGTGTAGGCCAAGCGGCTGTGCCCCAACGATCAACGCATCATTTGCCACCCGAAATAGCCACTTCTGGGGATACTCGTTCGACTCGTTCGGCAGATTAATTCCGTACTCTTTCGGGATGATATTCGCATACTGATTAATAACATCGACGGGGAAACTCTGGGCCTCCCGGACGTCTTCGCCCACATTCACCTTCTGATCATGGAAGTCTTTTCGCCCCGTCTCATCAAGAGCGAACATGCTCCTTGACGGCACAAGTCCGAGATACCGACAGTTGAACAGATTCCCATCGGTCCGCTCCCGATCAAGCAACGTCATTCTATTCGTGGTCTCGACCCACCCAAAGGTCTCCCCCTCCTGATACCTGTGAATTGGCGTATGCGGATCGGGCATCAGGCGATAGGGATCGATGTTCTCGAACCTATGTCCCTCCCACAGCACCTCCTCACCCCACTCTGTCCGTTCGCCCGTTTGGAAGAACGCCCCGAACATCCCACGAAATCCTGTCGGGGTCTGTCTCGGCTTCATTCCCGTCTCACGATACCAGACCGGACTTAGCGCGCCCACCCCGTAAACGGTCCCATCTCTGAGCTGTGTGTAAAGTGCCAGTTCTCCATCGCCCCGCATGAACTGGTTCTTAAGGTCGTGACGTAGCAGGATGGCCCCCAGAGTATCCTCTGGGCCGACACCCTCAAGCGTGTCGAACAGTGTGTCAAAGTACACCTCCATATAATACGTTAGGATCGTCTCGAGAATTGCATAACTCTGTGGAATGACGATCGAGACGGGCCTCCGCGGGTCTTGCCTCTGCAATGCCTTCTCCGCATTGTCAAGCGGCACGAAGCTCGTCAGATTATGATCAAGCTTCCTCCATGTCGGGAACCGGCTCTTCATAACATCATGCGATGCCTGTGCCTTATCGAGGATCCTCGCCAGCAACTTCTGATGCATCTCGCTACCGGGCTTCAGATCGAGGCCCGCAGGATACTCGTAATCGTAGGTCTCTCGGACCTCGATCTCACTCCCGGTAAACGGGCTACCTTTAACCGAATATGCCACCACACAGCTCCCACTGATGTTCCTCGAGATCTATCGGCTCTTCATTCCACACATTGGCAGGCTCCGGCAAGTCGCCCCGCTTCCACTCCTCCAGCAGATACTTCCCGCTAAGTTCAAAAAGCTCCACCGAGTACGCCATTGCATCCGACACGTCATCATGCTTTGCCCGCGGATAACTCACAAGCTGTTGTTCGAGGGGCGCACAGCACGCCTTGTTGTGATAGATCATCCCCATCCGATATAGAGGAATCAGCGCCTTGATCCGATCTTCTTTCTTCTGCCTCGGCTTTAGCTCGATGATCTCCACGTCGAATAGCCTACGCTTTGCCAGATACTGCTTGAACGGGTAGAGGACAAACTCATTCAAACTTGTGACCTCTAGCCCAACAGTCCGACACTTCAGCCGCATCAGCATCGAGACGATCTCCCCATACAGATCGTCCGGGTAGAGTCTAGCATTCACAATGTCCCGCACATATACCGAAGCAAGACGCTGATTCACGGAAACCCCCACAACCGCGGAGAAGTCACTCTGTGGCGTGAGGGTCTTTGCGGGGTCGATGATGACCACCGTCTCGAGTCTGTCCGCGTCAGGGCCGGAAAGCTCTGCCTCCTCGTAGTATTTGAAGTAGGAGGTCCGGAAGCTCGCTGTTTGCGGACTGACAGGAATATTGAGCATCTCCCGGTAGAACTCATCTAGAGTCACCGCCGCTTGATGATCTTTATAATCTCGATCTATCTTCTCTTGGCTCCAGAACTCGGGTATGAGCGTTTTCATATTCTCATCGCACGCTGAATACCGCCTAAACGTCCACCCCTCTAGATGCTCCAGATAGGTCGGGAGCGCATCTTCATGCTTCAGCGTATCGACATACACAATCTTCGAGTTCTTATACGGCGACACACATTTCAGTAGCGCCCCGAAGAACCAGCTCTTCCTCTTCGCCCGCTGCTCCTCACTCATAACCGTCTCATCGTCTTCCAGATCATCAATGATAATCAGATCGGGCCTGACGCCACCCCGCCACCGACTCCCCCGAACCTGCTGCCCACTTCCTCTCGGGACCACCAGACAATCTCCGTACGCAGTCCACGCTCTCCTCGAGAAACTATCTCGAATATCCTCCTCCGCATCCCCCACCTTCGGGCTCCCGAACAACCTCCGAATATTCGCATTAGTCGACAGCGTCGCCTTGATATTCTCTGTCTGCGTCTCCGCATGAGTCTGGCTCGCTGACACGTACATGAGGAACTTTGTATCCCGGTAGATAATCTTCCTAAGCGCAAATGCCTCGAACAGCGAGGTCTTTCCAATACCACGCGGGGCCAATATACAAACTCTCTGTTCTGGCCCATCCAGCAACTCAAGCATCTCTCGATGCATCGGACTCATCGGCTTCTCATATTGCTCGGTCTCGTCGGGCGGGAAGATAAACTTGATAAACTCCTCCGTATCGGCGGCGATCTCTTCCACCACCCCACGAATGATTGGATCTTTTGTCGGATCGAGCAATCTCAGAGCTCCTAGCTCGCCTTACGGCTCGGGGACCGAGTCGGGCAGCGCGAGAAACGCCTGTGCGTTCTCCGCCACGAACTTATTCCGGACCTGCAAAATCTGCTGGGCCGTCAACTCAAGGCCTATGCTGTCCATGCTAGAAATCGTCTCTCGGGCCTTCTCTACGCTGGACCTGATAGACCCACCGACAGCAGCGAGCTGTTGGCCATAGTTGATGATCGAGTCTGCGTATGCGAGTCGCTGTGCGTCGGTCCAAGAGGACCATCCGGCTGGGATCTGCATTCTAAAGCTCCTTAGCTGTTAGTGTTATCACTATAGGCGAGCTCGTAGAAGATATCGCCACG